TTCCATAGCTTCTGGACTTACATAAAGATCAGTTAGTACACCGCGATTAACTGATGTGGAGTTACCACCACCGTTACGACGCATAACCGTCTTCATTAAGCTGACTAGGCGCTTTGTAAATTGACCACTATCAGCATCGCTGTCGAATACTACGATATTACGATCAGTACCAGCAGCGAGTAGAGTGTGCCAACCATCATCGTTCATCTTCTTAACGAATGAAGCTTCTAAAACTTCCATAGCGCGACCAACAACGTCCCAGCGGGCGTCACGAGCATACTTTAGAAGATAATCAATTGAAGCGCCAATGTCATAGGTTGGAACCATGACATAATCGCCTTCAACATGACGTTCTGGAATATATCCGTGATTTGGGATTGTATAGGCCACAAAATCTTTCTCTGTGCCAGGAGATAAGAAATCTAATGGGAATTCTGGAGTGGCGCTTTGAGCTAATTGAATTGGCTCGAAGATACCATTAAGAATATCGCCATTGAGAACTCCCTGACGCAAAGGTAATTCTAGAGCTTTTGCAAACTCTGCATTAGCAGCTAGAGAAACTTCTCTATTGGGTGAACCAGAGCGAACAAGAAGATCTGTTAGTTCTGGTGTTGGTTCAAATCTATAATTGGCCATATTTTTCTCCCTTATCATGTAATATTAATGTCTACTTTAACGTAACCATCAGCATCTTTAGCACTAAGGAAGCGTCCAACCTTGACACTATTTGTGGCATTGGTTGTTAACAATCCATTAGCACTATAATAAGCGTCGTCGCCAGCTGATGGAGCAACGCCACTAGCAACCATGTCTGTTGTTACTTGGCCTTGACGAAGAACAGTGACTTTACTGCCAACCTGAACTTCATCTTTATGCCAATTGATGTGTTGGCGAGTTAGATCAATATTAACAACATCGTTAAGAAGAAGTCCAGCTGGAACTGTGCCAGATTGATCTGCTGCATATTCTACAACAGCACTAGCATCGTCCATACTAACACCACTTCCACTTGTTAAATGAACAACAACGCCACCACGTTCGGCAACTTCATTCATAAAGAACGAAATATCTGTATATGCTTCAATACGATCTGGTTTTAGAGCCATATTTACTCTCCCTTATTAAGTTTTTTACCTAGTCTAGTACGAACAAAATCAACCAAAGCAGCTCGTGTAGCGTTAATCTCATTATCTGATTCGGCGCCAACACTAAGATCAATTTCTTTCTCTGTTTCTACGTTTTCTAAAACTTCTGAAACATCTTCAGCCTTTGTCTCTTCTGCCTTAGTTTCAGTTTGTGTTTCTGGTGCAGCAACTTGGATTGAAGCTTCAGTTTCAACAGTGGTCTTAACAGGTTTAAGATTTACCACCAAGGCTGCAATTGCTTCAAAAGCATCATCGCTTAGATCTTCAAATTTATCCACTGTTGATGTGGCTAATTCTGAATCTATGCCATTTTCAATTAGTGAAGCCATTCTTTTCATTTTCTTTTCTTTTTTCATCATCATGGCTTCTTGAGATTTGTATGCTGCAATAACTTCTGTGGCAGCATCAAGCTCGGCCTTCATTTTCATAGCCATCTCTTCTTTTTTCTTCATTTCTTCGTCAACCTTCTTAGCCGCTTCTTCCTTTTCTAAGCTAAGAGTATCAAGGGCTGTTTTTGCGTCTTGTAACGCAGCTTCTTGGGCCTTGATTGTTTCTTCTAGTTGAGTAATTTTTTCTTGTGTGGCTGATGCTAATGTCATAGCCTCTATTTTTTGCTTTAGTTCGGCTACTTCATTGAGTACGGGATCGAGATCTAAACTCATAATGTTCTCCTTTAAATTTGCTTGATTTGAGAATACACCTATTTTTTGAAAAGTATCATTTTTTTCTTTCGCAATTTCAGTATCGACAATTTGTTTATCAAAAGATACGGCATCTTTTGTGAATATTATGCTTTCTGGATTAGCTGGTCTGTCTACGAAACCTTTTCCAGAAAATGTTATGTTTCTTAAAACACGACCTATTTTATAGTTTTCGTGTTGACCAATTCCACCATATGCTCTAAGATGTTTTGTTAAAAATGCTGTTTCTTTATTACGCGGTAATATTTTATATTCTCCAGTAGCGTTATTAATTAATCCATAATCAAAACCATTAAAGAAACATTCCATACTAACATACTTATTTCCGTTCTCTATTTCTTCTATAAGTTTTGTTGAACGGGCTCTTAGTTCTGGATCTGTATATCCTGTATAAATAACAGAACCAGTTAAAATATGAAATTTTTCTGGTAAGTTATCCATTGGAGTATTTTCATCAATTAAAACACCATCTTGAGTAATTGGATAGTTTGATGTTATATGACCAACTATAACTGATTCATCGTGTTCTAAATTCGTTGGTTTATGAGCAGGAGTACTTTTGGCCATCCAAACTTCGGTTCTATCAAAAATATCATCATTTTTGTTCCATGATGTGGTAACAAGAATAGATTGAGTATAGTATAAATCTTTATCGTCTATTCCGGCCAAAGCTTTAAAATCAATATTTGATGGCTTGGAATTGTTAGATTTTTCTACTAAAGAAGCATAAGATATTGATGCTTCAGACGACAAAGAGTGTTGAAGACCGTCGTCAATTTCTGATTGGAAAATTTCCATAATATTTTTCTCTATAGAGTATTACTCTTCAAAATACACCAATTCATAGAAATATGCTTTAGCAAATTTTAATTCTTCCGCTGTTAATTCTCTATTTATGGTATTGTAAAGATTTTTAATAAAAGTTTTGTATCGAGAATATGTATTGGCCAATTTATTATTAGATATGTTATTAAATGCTGTTAAAATCATATCTTCCGAAATAGTATCAAACGGTTTCAGACTTAGAAAGATTTTAGTTTTAGTAATTTCAGTTTCATCATATTGTTCATTAGATAAACTGCGCATATTTTTTTTGTTATAAAACTCTAAAAATGTTGGATTTAAAATTTCGCTAATTTTTTCTTGAGCAGATAATGACCAGATGTTTAGTGATGCTCCTGTTTGTGGACTAAATTTTTTAGTTTGTCTTTTTTCTGTATCTTTACTGTTCTTTGGTCTGCCTTGTTGTGGTATGCCTTTTGGAGTGTTGTCAATTTTTGTAGATGGTCCTTTTGGTGCAGATGATCCGAATGGTGATGCTGGAGTAAGTTCTGATTTAAGTTCCAAAAGATTTTTATCGCCATTTTTCTTTTTGTCTAGATCTAGTCCGATTTGACTAGGAGCAACCAACCCTGTTTGTAAACTAATTTTCTTAAGAGCATTTTCAAATTCTGGATCATGCCAAGGACCAGCCTTCTTAACCATTCTATCGCTTGATCTATCTCTGCTTTCTCTATTTAGTCTAATCTTCTCCATTTCTGCGTCAAAACCAAATCTACTTTGTAATAATTCATCACTAATAACATTTCTATCAGCTAATTGAATAAGTAAAGCTTTTTCTGTGTCTTCGTTACTAAGATCCATCCTATCAAATTCTATCTTAGCAGCGTATTTGAAATCCATAGCTTTTTGTATTAATTCAAATTCTTTTTCCCAAAAACTTATTAAAACGTCTCTTCCGTATTGGAGTCGTTGTGTTAATGTTTTCAAGCTAATAAAGTTATTGGTTGTTCCTGCTGCTCCAAATGTTCCGGTAAGTGTGGGTGGAATACCAAGACCAGCATAAATACTATTTAAATGAGGAGTGTACTTGCCTTCACCTAAAAATTGGTGGACACTAGTTTTACTTTCAATTAATTCAATATCTGGACCCCAAACAAGATCCATTGTTCCACCGCCAACATTATTTTGTAAAATACTGCTTAGCTTATTGGCAGCAGCTGCGGTGGGGGCGATCATGTGTTCTAAGCTACCAAGTTTAAATATGCGAATATTGCTTATGGCTCCATCAAGAGCGGCAAGATCTGCTAATTTTAATTTTTCTATAACATTAATATCATCCATTATACTATATACAATTGGATAAGCCCAAGTTTTCCAATCGTCTTTTTTATAGTGATAGACTAAGGTTTTGTTTGGATCTAATAAATAAGATTTTTTAGATTTAGCAGCTTCTATGATCGCTGGTGGTAGTTGATCGATGATAGCTTTCTCGGCATCGTTTTTTGGAGCATTAATAATTTTTCGCAAACCAGCTGGTAGTGTTATAGCATAAGTTTTATCCCCAACAAAAGAAGACAATGCTCCACCAACAACATCAACGCATATTGGATCTATAAAAGTATATTTCCATGGAATTTCTCTTTTTTCTATTTGGGGACTGTCTTCTGTATTAATTATAAGGTCTGGGCTAGCTGATGTTCTGTACATGCTTTCTGCAACTTTTAAACTAATCTTTGCAGTTTGCCTATTAATAACAACATTACCAATTCTATATAAGTTATTAAGAAATCTTTCGCTTCTATCTTTTCCGTTTACTTTTTTAAACCATTTACGATAAAATCTTTCAGTTCGTTTATTTTTACAAACTGGTTTTATTCCTTGTACTGCGAAGTCTGCCATAAGATCAATAACATTTTTTACTAAACCAACTCTATTGTAAATTGAATCTGCTTTAAAAAAGATTCCTTTGATGTGTGTTGGTATAGCTTCTTCTGGACGAAAATAATCATAATCTGATCTTGTTAAGCCGGGGCGACCACTGGTATCTCCAACTAGATTTGAAAAGTCTAACCTATAGCGCGAATTATTAGCAGTGGTTTTATCTACTAATCCGAATTCATCCAATCCCTTAGAAGCTTCTTTAAGAGCATTTCTTTTATCATCAAGATTTGAATCTTCCCATGTTACATAAGCATCTTGGGGAAAAGCAGCATCAGCTTTATTAATTAGATCATTTTTGGTCTTTTTTCTAGCCATAATAGTATTATAATAGTTTTGTTATTGGATTATATATTATAGTTACACAATTATCTGTATATGCCCTTATATATATTATCGTTTGCTGCGCTAGTAAACCAACTTGGTCCTTTATATAGGTCACCATTACCTTTTCCGCTATTATTTCTTAAGTTTGACCCTATTATATCGAATTTAACGGGCTCTATTGCTCTATTGATTTGTCTTGCTAGCATATTAGCAATGAGTAATGCGCTGTATCGGTCTTTTCTTAATTTACCCTTTTTCCCATTAGGCATTTTAATATCTGGAGTATCCCAACGATCCCTGGCGCCTCCTGAGCTACTTGTCTGGGTCATTACTACTGTTGTTAGCTCGTTTTTAAGTTCCTCTATTTCTAAGATGCATCCACTTTCACTATCATATAAATTATCTAATGATGCTTCCATAATATTCTGATTTTCTCTATCTAATGCAAGAGCTAGGCTGACCTGGTCAAACCTTGGAAATAACAGCACTTTATCTTCTAAATCTTTTCTAAGCCCATGATTAGCATGACTTGTCCAATCGGCTCTGGCGAATTGCACTAATTCTAATATGTGTAAACCAGCCTGAGAGTCTGTGTCTTTTACTTTGTCATTGTCTATTACTGGCCAAATTAATGTTTCACCATCTAATAGTTTATTGGGGTCGTGCAATGCCTCTTCGACAGCTATGCCGCCGCCCTGAGCGTCCATGCCGATTCTTAGTGGTGGGAAACTCTTCATAAGATTCCTAATTTTTCTGGCGCAGAAGCCGTAAAAGTCATGGTCCTGAACCAATCCTGTTTTTTGTCGCTCTTTAAAATTATTTCTATTTGTAGTCCAACAATATACTATTCTATTATGAGTTGGATGTAATTCTAATACCACTATACTAAAATTATCTTTTTCACTGGCTGGATCTACTCCGTATACATATTGACGATTAGGATCTCCAGTTGTGGCTACGTCAAAAATAATATCTTGATCATTAATTTTAATGGGATTAATATCGCTAGTAACACAACTTTCTATTAAACTTCTCTTAAAGAAACCATCACTGTCTTCTGTAAAGACGGCCGCATATTCCATATTATAAATACCAGTATGAATAGTTGCCTTAGCTCTACTAACTTGTTTATCATCCATGAATCCCTTCGGAACTAATTCGTATGGGATTCTAATAATGCTATAGTCTCGCCAATCAAAACTACTTGGCACCTCTCCATTAAAAATTTCGGATAGCTTCTCTAAGTTTCCTTGACTTTCTATAATTGCTTTGTATCTTTTCCAATAACTTGCAAAGTGTTTGAAACTATAGTCTGCTGTTCCAGCTATTATAGCCTGATTGTTTTTTTTGGTTTGTAGTTCTTCAAGCTGATCTGTCCATAGCCCATCTTTAACCATTGCTTGTTTCTTTGCTTCTTCTTTAACATTTTGAATAGGACTAGAACTTACTGCTGCGAAACCCGACACAACGGTTTCGTATATTTCAGGACTAATACTAGCAAACTCATCAGCAATGATAATATGAGCGCGTAAACCTCTAATCTTTTCCCCAGTACCTAATGGAACAGCAATGGTCCAACTATCGCCAAGACGTATGGTGCATCTATCAACATCTCTTCTAGGACCGTCGTTAGCGCCAGTAAAAATGCTTCTTAATATTGCGCTATTATTCCACATATTTTCCATATATTCAAAAATAACTTTACTTTGTCTAAATGCTGAACCAACTATAACAATTTTGCTTCCAGGTTCGAATATACATTTAAGTATAGAATATAAAGCTAGTATAAATGAATTATGAGTAACAATATAATCTTTAGTTATATATGTTTTATCTTGATTATCAACAGATATACAATAACCATCATCGTATCCGTCTTCTTCGATATCTACTATGAATACTTTTTCATATTTAGACTGTCCCTGTTTTGATATTGGATAATTTAAATAATCTAATTTTCTAGATAAAGAAAATATTATTTCATTAGTATAAATTGATATTCTATGACAATCTGCAAATTGAGTATCGTTGAGCCATGATTGTTTTAAACTATGTTTACAATGTAATCCTAATGATCTCGCAACATTAAGAAAATCTTGAGATAATTGTTTAGAAATTGTATAATATTCTTTAATGCTTCTATCCGAATATCCATCGGTATCCATTAATCCTCTAATCAATTCTAATTTTTGATCATAACTACCATATTGATAGTTTTCTGGTATAAATTTATTAGCAGATCTTTTTCCATATATACCTATTTTTTGTAATAGTTGATAGAATGGAATATATTTATTGTTAATTCTTTTAATACCCCAAGTTTTTTGATCTTTATATTGTGTAACGGTATATCCTTCTGGTAACAAATTTTTTACTTTATCTACTATTTCGGAATCTAATGTTGAAAAAGTAATAGTTTTTTGGGTAACGCAACCATCTCCTAATAAAACACCAAGTATATATGGATGTAAAATATAAGTTTTTTCAACATCATGCACTAGTGGTTTATTAATTGGTAGTGCATATCTATATTCGAATCCATTATTTTTCAATCCTTTTCGGCTTATCTTATAATTTTTGAACATTTCTTTTGTAGAAATGGTTGAATATATTTTTGAATCTTTTGTTTGATTTTTATATTTATCCCATACTTTCCATAGATGATCTTCGCAACATC